GGATGGGGCATGTCTGAGCAGTTCTGGGCTATAGCAATGATATTGATTGGCGCTTTAATAGCATTTGTAACAACCCTACGGATGAACAACCCCTTTGTTGCCATTGCAGTGTTATGGGCTTTTCTGGGAATAATATTAAAGCAAAAAGGTTCCTTTCCGATTATTGTAACCGTTGCAGCTGTTGCAATGACAATAGTTGCTGTTTCATCAGTTTTGGCTTTTTTAAGGGTAAAAGCAACTGCCTTAGGCAGCTAGTTGGAAATTTGTATAAAACAAAAAGACCAGCCTTTACGACTGGTCTGTTTTTGTGACTCCGCCAGAGTCACATTTATATTAAAACCTGCATATCTTGAATATTAAAAGAACGGCTAAACACTTAATTTGTACGGCAAATATATAAACAAAAATTAAATAAACAACAGTTGGCAATAAGTTTTTTTGTGTGTAAATTTGTGTGTAAATAGAATCACACACATTATGAAGCCCAAAACCATTTCGGATGTTAGGATGTATCCTGAGCAGAGGAAAGATCCCAAAACAAATGCTTACCCTACAGAAAACTTACCTGTGATTGCCAAGTTTTCATATCAAGGGAAACGGTTGGAGTATAACACTGGGATTAAGGTGCAGACTAACCTAAACAAGAAGGGTGAACCTGCTTGGGATGTTGAGAGAGGAAGAGCAGCAAGGAACACCATTCATCATGGCTTTTCGTTTGCTGAGGTAAATGCTGAACTGGATCGCGTTGCTTCTGCTGTAATTAGGGTATATGATCGGTATAGGCTTTCTGGAAGCCATTTGCCTATAGCTACTTTCCGGGCAAAGGTTAAGCAGGAGTTAGGAACGGAGAAGCAGGAAAGGGATAGGGTAATTGATCTGTTTGATTTGTTTATCGAGAGGAGCGGGGGAAGTATTAAGGATTGGAGTGATGGGCTGGTAAGGCATTTTAGGGTTATCCAAGGACAATTAAAGGAGGTTGTAAAAGGCTTGACTATCGATCAGGTTGATGTAAACATCTTTGAGAAGTATAAGGCATTCTTACTATCCATTAATACTAGAAATTCAACCATTGAAAATAAGCTGAAAAGGTTGAAGTGGTTCCTGAGGTGGACCATAAAGGAAGGCTACATTAAAGGTGAGGTGGCGCTCCGGATTGAGCGTAGTTCTGTTGCAATGGAAAAGATGAAGGAGAGTGATAGGATGCGTCAGAATATCATTTTTTTGCATCCTGAAGAGGTTGCAATAATTGAGAACCTTGATATACCAGAGGAGAAGAACTACCTTAAAAGGGTACGGGATTGTTTCCTCTTTTCCTGTTTCACTGGGCTAAGGCATAGCGACCTCAAAGCGTTACGAAAAAAGAATATTGATTGGGATAACGATGTTATTGAGTTGGTTGCGCTTAAGGATAAGGACTTGCTTACCATACCTTTAGTGAACAAGAGCCGAGATATCCTATTGAAGTATAAGGATGAACCAGGGGAGTTAGCTCTTCCGGTAATCTCTAACGAGAAGGCAAACCACTACTTAAAGGAGTTGGGTTTTATGGCCAAACTTGATAGGGTAATTACCAAAACCTACTATATTGGTAGAGATAAGAAAACCGACCGTTTTGAGCTGTGGGAACTCCTTTCAACCCATGTTGGGAGAAGAACCTTCATCACCCGTGCCATTGAGCTGGGAATAGCCCCCGATGTGGTAATGTCCATTACAGGCCATAGCGATTACAAGATTATGCAGGTTTACCTCGGCATTAGGGATGAGAGAAGAAGAATAGAGATGCAGAAGTTTAATGAGATCTAGACTCTGCTAAAAATTAGTTTCGACTTATCCTTAGAGGTTTGGACAAGGTACAGGTCTTTTGTTTCTATACACTCATAAACCTTTCGGTAAAGACTTCTTATTGTTTCACGAGTAAGGTTATCAATCCCCATTGATCCTGTCTTTGGATGGACATACATTAGGTAAACACTGTCTTTTACAAATACTAGTAGATAGTAAATTCGATAACCTCCGCTTCCATTTAATCGCTTTTTTATGTATGGGGTTTCATCGCTATTGTTTAACCGTGTGCCCGACTTTACTTCTTGGATACCCTTTCCGCTGAAGAAGTATTCGATAATATCCCTTTGAAGAGAGCTATATGACTTATTGCGGACTAATCTCTCAACGTTTCTTTTAAAATCCTCTATACAATAAATTTTCATCAAGAAAGGGAGAGAAGTCTAGTGGTTTCGATGAAATTTGGACTGTTAGGTAAATAGAAGAATACGGAATCGAGATCCTCAATAGCTTCCTTCAGATCATCAATTGCAAGTTTTAAAAATCTAATCTCTTCCTTGGCTATGCCTTTTTTTCTTAGATTACCCATTTTTGCGTACTGACGAACTAGAGAGGAGTGGAGGTCTTTACCAGCGGAAATGATATCATTAAGGAGTCTAAGGCAATCGTCATCTAGATTGTTGAACCAGGTTATTTCTTGAAGCCTGGTGTTGATTTTGTTAATTTTTTGGGTTTTGTCTTTAAGTATATCTTTAAATTCATTTATACTATCTAAAAAGGTATTAATTCTTTCTTCTGAGTTAAGAGGACTGTTTTTCTCATCAAAAGAAAAAGACCTTACACTAGAAACGGTTTCTTTAATTCGTTCTTTATAAACGCATTCCATAATATTATAATTTATTAAAAACAACGCTTGGGGGTGTGGTAGTCTTTAACCTAGAAACGAATTTCAAGCTGAAATGTTGCAATATTTGTTTCTGTTTAACGGAACAAATATATTAATGTTTTACTAAATATAAACAAAAATAATATTTAATAACAGTTACTACAGGGTATATTCTTTTAATAAACTAAAAGGCTTCCTCTAATTGAGAAAGCCTTTTAGTCACACCTCGAGTCTTAGGCTATTGAAGCTGATAGCCGTTTCAACCGAACATTTTATTAGCCATGGAAGATAGTCCTATGGCATTGTAAATATAGTAATAATTTTAACGAACTAATCCTGACTATCGTAAATGATTAGCCCCTCTTTTTCGGCCTTATCCAAGGCAATGGTCTTTTGAATGGCCGCATTCTCCACAATGGTAGCAAAGCCTTCACACAGGAAGTAAATAAACAGCAGAAATATTAAAAGAGGTATTCCAAGGATTAAGGCTTGCAGTGTGCTCATTAGTTCGTAGTGTGCTAACCCCAAACTTACTGCTACCGATGTAATCCCAAGAGCTAAAGCAATTTTAGCGAATATCCTAAGCGGTTTTGCCCCGCTTGCATTCTGGTCTACAAAGATCTTTCGGGTTTGAATTTTTTCCATTTCGATGCTTTTTGTTTTACAACAAATTTACAGTAAAATAATCATAGGAGCACTTTTTTATTTATGATAAAACAAACACTAATTAAAATTAGGGTGCTGTAATTAATTGATAAACAGGTTTGTGAGCAACTTAAGAGAATTGTCAACAACTTCAACTAGAAAAATTATAAAAAAAGTCTGGATGCCTTTAGATTTGCACTAAAGGGAACGCAAAAAAACTAAAAAAATGTTATGGAAACGGAAGTAATGAGGACGGAAGAGGTTCTTAAGTATTTGGGTATAAGTAGGTCAGGTTTGGCCAAACTTATTGCGAGGGGTAAAATTAAATACAGTAAACCCGGGGGCAAGATTAGGTATTTCCGGAAAGGAGACCTAGATAACTACATGTTGGGTAAACTCAACGATGCTGAATTTCTCACTTCAGAGGGTGCTAGTCAAATAACTGGTTTATCCCAAAAAACTATAGTTCAATTGGCCGAACAAGACCTTATTCCTAATTGGTTGAGACGCGGTGAATATCTTTTCCAGAGGGGAGAACTTATGATCTGGACTGAGGAGTACAAAAAAAGAGGTTTCATAAAATAATTATGGGTGATGGAAAATTTGATGAATAAGCCCTTGCTTCACGCAACACTCGGGGATTTCGTCGAAGCGATGCGACAGGCCAGCAAGGTAGAGGAGAAGGAGAGCGATACACCACAGCTAGTCCATGGCATAGCAGGGCTGGCTAGCATATTAGGTTGTTCAATACCCACAGCACAGAAGTTGAAAAGCAGTGGGAGAGTGCCTTACATTCAGGAAGGTAGAAAAGTAATTTTTGAAGTTGATAAAGTGCTGGAGGCCATACGTGATGCAAGAGGAAAAAAAGTTCTGCCTTTGGATCGATAGAGATTCAGGCGATATTAAAGTAATACCGATCACCACCCCAATCGAGCGATGTCCGCTGGGGTTCTACGTTCCATGTTACCGCGGAACAAAAGAGGAGATGGAAGAGCGAAAAGAGAAAATAATTAGAAGGAGAAGAGGAAGACCCCAAAGAAAAAGAGCATGAGCGGCTGGATAAAGTTACACAGGTCAATAAAATCACATTGGATTAACGAGGTAAACCGACCTCGCACCTATAGAGAAGCGTGGGAAGATATACTCCTATCTGTTAACTGGGAACCCAAAAAGGTACTTGTAAAGGGTGAACTAATTGACTGTGAGGTAGGTCAAAGCCTTAATAGTTTACAAACTTGGGCAAAGCAGTTTAATTGGACAATAGCCAAGGTTAGGCACTTTTTTAAGCTACTCGAAAAAGACGAAATGGCAACATTCGAAGGGTTGCAATATACAACACGGTTAACTGTTTGTAAATGGGAACTTTATCAAGCAGAAGCAACAGACGAAAAACACACCGAACAGCAAACTGAGCGCACACCAAAAACATCAACTAAAGAAGATAAAGAAATAAAGAAGAAAGAAAGAGTGGTTTTCACCCCTCCCACCCTCTCAGAAATTGAAGCCTATTTCTCCCATAAAATAGATGAAAAGCAGCTATCGCTAAATGCAGGCATTGAGGCTGAGAAGTTCCTATCGCACTACTCAAGCAATGGCTGGCAAGTTGGTAGAAACAAGATGAAAGACTGGAAAGCAGCAATAAATGGCTGGGTTGCGCGGGAAAAAGGCAAGCTGAACGGCACACCCCAACTTAACGAAAGGCAAACTAAACTCAAGGCTATCTAATGAAAAAGCAAAAAAATATTGACCCTGTTATGCTGGATCACATGGGCAAAGTACCCCCGCAAGCGGTTGAACTGGAGCAAGCCGTTCTCGGTGCACTAATGGTAGAGTCCGATGCTTACCTAGAGGTTGCTCAGTACTTAGATGTTCAAAGTTTCTACAAAACCGAACATCAAACAATATTTGAAGTAATCAAGCAGCTGGCGAGTAGCAATCGACCTGTTGACTTATTAGTCGTTACTCAAGAGTTATCCAGTAAGGGAAAACTTGATGAGGTAGGTGGACCGGTGTACATTGCCGAATTAACTTCTAAGGTTGCCTCTGCGGCTCATATCAGTTACCACTCCAAGATAATAGCCCAGAAGCATATGCAACGGGAGCTGATAAGAATCAGCACTGAAATACAGAGTAAAGCATTCGATGAAACTAACGACGTGGATGATATTCTCTCCGAATTTGAAACGAATCTTTTAGCAATTCGCGATACAGGTAAAAGCAATGAGTTCTCGGCTTCTGATGCTGTACTAGAACTAAACAAGCGTATCACGCATAATCAAACAAGTAAAGGTTTGTCAGGCATAGGCACTGGCCTTTATAAGTTTGACCAGTTCTCAGGTGGAATGCAAAAAACCGATTTAATAATCATTGCAGGCGAAAGTTCCCAGGGAAAAACATCATTGGCTTTAACAATACTGAAAAACGCTACTAAGAGATACAATGCCCGTGCAGCATTCTACTCCCTAGAAATGGACAAGGTGCAACTTGTGGCCAGAATAATTGCCCAGGAAACTGGCATTTCGGCAAAGAAGATCCTCAACCAGAAATTAACCTTTGACGAGGTTGGCGAGGTGGAAGATGTGAGTAAGGAGGTTGAGAATCTTCCCATTTACTTCGATGAGGGTAGCACCTCTACCATTGATCAGATTTGCACATCAATACGCAGGCTTAAAATGAAATACAACATTAACCTGGCAGTAGTGGATTACCTGCAGCTGGTAGGATCAGGTTCAGCAATGAAGAATAAAACAGATGAGGCTCAAATTGCCGAGATCACCCGCAGATTAAAGAATACTGCAAAGGACTTGGGTATTTCCATTATTGCTCTATCCCAGCTAAGCCGAACCACAAACAGCAACCACAGGCCAACTAAGAGCAGGCTCAGAGGCTCAGGGCAAATTGAGGAGGCTGCTGATGTAGTACTAATGATTTGGAGACCTGAAACCTACGACATACAAGAATTCAGTGATCCTCACGCTGGTATTGGAACAGAAGGGCTGGCTGAATGCATGATCGCAAAGGGTCGAAACATTGGAACAGGATCATTTTTACTGAGGTTTAACCCTGAAACAACAGCCTTTTTTGATTATGACCCTAGGCTGGAATTGTCCCCTGAATTCAGTTACAATCCAGACGAATTTATTGAAGCACCATACTAAACCCCATAAATATGAAAATCGATATTAAATCATTGAATTACGCTTGCCGCCAGCAGGGAGTGCAATGCAAGTTGAACGGAGAAACGATCACGGTAAACCGAAAGGAGTACACATTGACCGGTAAGGTTCTACTGAAAAGAGGCACGGGAGCCGAGTACATTGGAGAGGAAAACCTCAATGCCATTGCAATCCTATTGCCTAGTAGTAAAGCTTATGATGTGATACAAACCTATATCAAAGTGCTAAAGGTGAAACTAGCCTACTGCAGAACGGAAGTTACAGAAGTTGAACCATTGTAAATAACAAGAGGAGAACAATATGCCATTTGAGAAAGGGAAGAGTGGAAACCCTGGAGGTAGACCAAAGGGAGCCAAGGACAAGGCAACTAGGGAACTCAGAGATTGGCTTAAAACTTTCCTTGAGGGGAAAACGAAAGACCTTGAAAGGGAGTGGAAGAAGTTAAAGCCTGAGCAGAAATTCTCCCTATTTGAAAGATTACTTGCATACAGCTTACCTAAACCACAGTCCATTGACCTTAATATAGATTTTGAACGGCTATCAGAGGAACAGCTGGATCAGATTATCAATAAACTCATAAACAGCAATGAATAGAGAGGACAAGGAGAACCTACTGACATTGATTCAGGAGTTCATAAACGAGAATGCTAAGCCAACGGTTGAGGTGCCAAAGCACTTCTCCCTTACTGGAGGCACTTTTAAAGAGGTAGAAAGCCAAGTACAACGGTTTAGTAAGTCGAGTAGCCATATCAACCCAAAGGGAATGGATGAGGAAGCATTGGATAGCGCCCTTAGGAGGCTGATAAATTGTTGATACATCAAATAACCGTTAAATGATTAAAGTACAGGTATTCAAAGGTATACAAGCCTAGTTAACATAATCACAGTTATATGACAAAAATAGGACTTATGAGCAAATTGGTAAAGATCGCCTTGGTAAAGGCGGTGCAGAAGGGAACAGTCAGGGTTGGCGAGTTGAAGCAGGGTTCTATTAAGTTTAGAAAATTACCCAAAGGTAACTACCGGAGGGTTGTGGGTGGTGAGATTATCACCCCTGAACAGCTGAATGAGATAAAGAGGGAACTTCCCGATCTAATTGAGTTGAACTATGGGAATGAGTGTATGCTATGCTGGTTCACGTTTGAGGAGTTAATGAGGGAAGCATCCATTGTATAACAACTAAAAACTAAAGCAAAATGAAACTGATCGAGAAATTCGGGTTAAACCCAGAGGAGAAAGAGCAATTACTAGAGGAATTGCTAGCGGAAAAAACGATTCTAAACGTAAAGTCTTTTCTCATGTTATCAACTATTAATCTCAGGATTGCCAGGATTACCAAAAGCCTTGCAAGCCTGAAGGGTGAGGACTATGAAAAGGCTCTTGAAACCGTTCAAACGGAGATTGAGAAAATAGATAAACTTATTGAACAACCAAGCTAATTTGTTAGGTAATGAAAGTGAAGAAGAAAGACCTTAAGGCGCTTGCCCAACTTGCAGAGGCATTCAGCCAGTTTGTAGCCAAAACCCCTGATGTGGCTAAGGCCATAATGGATGAAAGCGTTAGTGACGAACAGGAAATTGAACTAACAGAGGAACAGGCGAAGGCCATTGGATTGGTAGATGATCAGCAGAATGGGATTGAGAGCTACCTAAATGACAAATTTAAATCGTAATTAACTATGGAAACTACTGGATTTTACTTTGATAGGAATGGGTTCAGAGATGAACTGCAAAAGTACGAGTTCGCCCAAAAGGCAATCATCAGCATTAAAAGCGCATATGCTGAACTTGAGTGCGGTGAAATGACCCTTGAGATACTACAGCAAGCACTTCACGACATTGATAGCCTTGAGAATGATTACACCAGCAAGCAGGTTGCGTTGGCTGGGAAAAGCCCGCTGGTTAAACAGGCTGTATCCAGCATTGCAATGGATAGGTTTGAACGCTTTAGAGCAGTGGTAACCTCCCTAACCATTGAAACGCAGCTTGCCCTTAATGCAATCGATTTTAAATTAATAAACCTTAAGGGTGAGATTGATGAGGAGAAGATCCGCAAGAAGCATACCTATGAGCCCAAAACGGAAAACCAGAAAGCATTCGTTTTGGCAGTGGAAAAGCTTGTAGAACAAGTAGAGAGCATAAAGGAATTTTTACCCTCCAATATGCCCCTGTTTGGCGACTATGGTTGTTTCTACATCGATACCGATGGAAACTTGGTTTATAACCCTGAGGCAATAAAAGTGGTTGAGTGATGCTAAGGGCAAAGTTTGGAAAAGACTACATCCGAAAGGAGCTGGCCAAGCAACGGCAATCCATTGTTAGCAACTTGGTACGAATAGCCACGAGAGAGGGAGAAAAGTTCCTTTCGGATGCTAGGAGTAGTCTTAGTATTGATGGTTCTGCATTCCCAAAGGGGGATTATACTGATAGGACTGGTAATCTAAGAAGTTCCATTGGCTATGCCGTGCTGGTTGATGGGGAGGTGATAGTTTCAAAGATTCCAAGTAAAGTGGATGGTATTTCGGCTTTCACCAACATAATGGATAGCTTGCCATGGGCCATGGGCATCGTATTCGTAGGTATGGCCGGAATGAATTACGCCTCCTACTTGGAGGCTATGGGGTACAACGTTATTTCTTCCCAGTGGGATGTTGCAATGGTTGACCTATCAGCAGCACTTAAGAAGTACGAAACAGTTGCAAACAGGGGGTTGCTTAGAACAGAGATAAATATTATTGACAAATTGAAGTAGGTTATGGGACAGTTACATTTTGAAGCATATGTTGATTTCAGGAAGTTGGATCGGGATATTTCGGTACTTGACAAGAAACTGAATAATGTAGTGGGTGATCTGGGAAGAACCGGCAGGGAGACAACCAGCATCTTTAATAATATTGGCGCTGGTATTGCCACGTATTTATCTGCTCAGGCGTTGGGTGGCTTTACGAAAGAACTTGTGAACATTCGAGGTCAGTTTCAACAGCTTGAGGTTGCTTTTGAAACAATGCTTGGAAGCAAGGCCAAGGCTGATGCACTAATGGCCCAAGTGGTAACACTAGCAGGAACAACTCCATTTTCACTTACAGAGGTTGCAGCCGGTGCCAAGCAGCTTTTAGCCGTTCAGGTACCAGCGGAGGAGGTTGAGGATACCCTTAGACGAATTGGTGATGTATCAGCAGGGCTTTCCGTACCTATTTCCCAACTCATCAAAGCTTATGGTGATGTTAAGGCCAAAACGAAACTCTCAGGAGAGGAGATGCGCCAGTTTATGGGTGCTGGTATTCCCATGGTAGCTGAACTGGCCAAACACTTCAATGTGGCCGAAAGCGAAATTTCGGATATGGTTTCTGCTGGCAAGATTGGGTTTGCAGATGTACAGGCGGTGCTAAAGAACCTAACGGATGAAGGAGGTATGTTTGCCGACCTTATGGCCAAGCAGAGTAAAACCCTAACGGGCTTGGTTTCGAACCTTGGTGATGCTTGGGATCGGATGCTGAATGATATTGGCCAGCAGAACGAAGGGCCATTAGCCGATGGGATTAAAACGGCCATATCATTAGTAGAGAACTACGAAAAGGTTGTTGACATACTCAAGATAGCCATTGCCACATATGGAGCGTATAAGGCGGCCGTAATAATGAATGCGGTTGCGATGAAAGGGCTAACGGGTGCGATTAAATCCGCAACCATTGCTCAGCAGCTTTTCAATCTTGCGTCAAAGGCTAATCCTGTAGGATTGGCACTAGCTGGATTGACTGCTATTGTGGGAGCGCTATATGCTTATACTAAACACACGAGAGAAGCTTCCACTGCTTCTGAAGAAATAAATAAAAGTATCACCGCAGAGACCAGTAAATTGAATTATCTCTTTGATGCCATTAAGCGAACAGGAGAAGGTACTGATGAAAGAAAGAAGTTAATTCAAGAGGTTAACGAGAAGTACGGTAGTTACCTTGACAACCTACTAACGGAGAGGTCTACTCTTGAGGAGATAGAAAAGGCTCAAAGGAGTGCCACAAGGGCTCTAATGGCTGATATTGCAGTTAAAGAGTCGAAGCGAAAAATTGATGAAGAGTTATCTGAGTATACAGAAGTTTTACAAAAGAAGTTTAGCGAGTTCTCCTCAGTTATAAGTAAGCTGAGCCCTGCTGTTCATGCAGAGTTCTTGCAGGAACTAAATAGTGCAATCGAAAGGCAAGCCGATTCTGCAGGAGATGAGCTTAAGAGAGGTGTGCTACAATACTCTAGCATCGCAAAAGAAGTTTACGATAAATACATTTCATCTATATCTAGGCAATCGGGATACCTTAAATATGACTTCGCATCATTTCAAGAAGCTTTTCTTGATGTATCACAAGTAAGGGTTCAAAAGAACAAGGTGATCAACGAGCTCAACGGCTACGTGGATGCCTACCAGCAAATTTTTAATAGGGTAAATGAACCTGCTACTGGAGCGGGCGGTCCGTCTGAAAGCATTCGTAAGGATGTCGAATATTGGGAAAATGAGCGGAAAGCAGCTAAGGAGGCTTTGGACAAACTTACCAAAGAGGATGTTGATTTTAAGGCAAATCAGGCTAAATACTTAGCTCAAATAGAACAGGCCGAGAGGGAGATCGATCTTATTCGGGGAAAGTCCGAAAAGGGCAAACAGCCTAGCTTATCTGAAAGTATTAGCGAGCAGATTGAAGCTTGGGAGCGTTACTATAGGTATGTTGAGCACGGGCATCAAGACCTTGCCCAAAAACAAAGCGAGGCGCTTAAAACCACGGCCAATACCCTTCGGGATTATCTTTTAGAGGTTGAGGGGGAATTAGTGAGCAAACTCAACTTGCTTGATCCCTCGTCAGATGCTTATCAAGATGCGGCTGACGCTCTTGGCAACGTTAAGGCCAAAAGACAAGAGATTGAGGGTGGAAAATCGGTAATTGAGCAGTACCGGGAGGCTATTGAACAGCAAAAGGCCGTTTTTCAGGAATATGAGGAGTGGAAAAGCAAATTTGGTGAGGAAAAGGCTAAGGAGCGTTATGCTGCCGACCTTAAAGGTTTTGAATCTTATCTTAGTTTTCTTGAAGCAGAAATGCAAAAGCATGAGACAAGAACAGATCCAACAAGCTTGGGAAAGCTAAGTTTTGTTGCTGAGGAAAAAACTAGCACAGAAAAAGACCAGCGTAAAAGAGCAAAGCAAGCGTTAGAAGAGCTCCTTGCCCAAACCATAACCTTTAACCAAAAGCTTCTACAGCTTGATAAGCAGTACCTAGAGGACAAGGCCGTGCTCGAAAAGGAGGGTGCGCTAGAAAACTTACAAGTACTTACCCAACAGTACAATCAGGAACGCCAGGCGCTGATCGAGTCCAATCGGCTAAAATCAGAATCCTACAAATGGGTGTACGAAGATCTTGACCGAATGAACCGAAAAGCATTACGGGACTACATTAAGCGGTTACAGGACGAGATTAAAGCAAAGGCATGGAGCGATGAGGCCAAGCTCATGCTCTCCGAGAAGCTTGCCCAAGCCGAACAGAAACTTTCGGACAAGCTGCCTGAGACCCTAATGGATATAAGCGGGGTGCTTAGGGATGCCGCTAACCTTGCTGGGGAATTGGATGAGAACATGGCCAAGGCGTTAAATACAGCCGCAGAGTTGGCCAGTGCAGCAGCCAATGTAGCAGCAGGTTTGGCCAGTGGAAACTACGCGCAAGCTGCTGGAGGGATTATCCAAGGAATTACCTCTCTGCTCAAGCTCTCATCCAGTCAGGAGAAGGCCAAGGAGCAAACCGAGAAGCTGGTAAAGTGGCTGGATAAGATGAACGATGCGCTTCAACGTCAGGCAAAGCTGATTCGGGGCTACGGTACGCAGCGATTGGAGGAATACGCTAACACTATAGGTCTGACAGCCCAGCAGCTAGGGAAAGTGGAGCGAAAGCTATATGATTTCGCAGAAAAGATGCAAATGGTTGCAAATAGCACCACGGGGCAACACTCTGCTTTAGGTCATTACATGAGAGAGTTGGGACTTCTTGAAAAAGATGTGAGCCAATGGACTGATCAGGACTGGATGAACGCTATTAATGCAGCCTCAGGTGAGACGAAGAAGAAGCTCAAAGCGCTCTACGACCAGTACATCGAGCTACAGAATGCACAGGAAGATTTTTTCAACCAGTGGGCGGAGTATGTTACAGGGATCTCCTTTGACGGGTTTACGGATAGCTTTATGGATGCGATCCTTGAGGGCAAGCGAACGGTTTCTGATTTCTCGATGGAGATGGAGGATATGTTTCGCAATGCAATCATTCAGGGGTTTAAGACGCAGTACCTCATGGAAGCCCTTCAACCCCTTTACGAATACTTTGCGCGCGAGGCAGAGGGTGGATTTGATGAAGCGGAGATAGCCCGCTTGCAAAGCTATGCCTCAGGCATATTCGAGGAGATCGGTTCGGCTTGGGATAGCTGGACTGAGGTACTAGAGGGCATGGGCATTGACATGCTCGATTCAGCGGATTCCGCGGAGGGTTTATCGGGTGCCATTAAGGGCATGAGCCAAGAGAGCGCAGATCTGCTAGCGGGCCAGCTGGGAGCTATGCGAATAAACCTTGCTGATATTGCCGCTGTGGTAACGCAAGGCGATGAGATTGCACAGGTTAGGGATCCTGCGCTGAACGTAGCGGTGCTAAACCTGAATACCAACATGCAGCAAATGCGAGATGCAGCCTTTACCGCCAATGGGTTTCTTGCGCAGATTGCGAGCAACACCAATCAGCTCTCGGCTATTAAGCAGCTGCTACAGGGAAGGAATAATACAAATTTTTTGGATAGCCGAATAAACGGAAGATGATATGACGCTAATGCATACACCATATAAGAGCAGCAGAGGGCTGTTTTATTGACAAGATAATCAGCAGAATTATAGGCACGTACATAGCAAAAAGGGAAAACTAAACGGTTTTCCCTTTTTCTTGACAATGGAAACTTAACAAGCAGAATAAAGTAGTCTGTTAATATTCAGTAAAACAGATGCTTGGGATATAACTCTAGCAGCGTTGTTAAGTTCAGTATTTTGACTGAATTTTATGTATTACCAATCTGTTTTTTTAGTAGTTTGCAGGTAGAATGAAACTTTGTTGATGTGGTATTTCAGTACATTAACGCAACACACTTTCTCATTCCTTTCATTCGAATCATCCGCTGCAGGGTCAAAGCACATGTAGCCTGTTAGCAAATCATCAAGCGTGCCAATGAATTCGTTCGCTTCATGGTTCATAAGGCTTACCAAAATTTTATGCGCCTCATCCTCTGTATCTTTTTTGGGCTTTTGGTTTTCAAAGGCATACTCCAACTCCTTAACCTTATTGGTTTTCATTGCAAGTTGGTTTTTAAGCTCCTTGATTTCTTCCTCAAGTTTTAGGTTCTTTTCATTGGTATTCAT